TGGTCGAAATGCGCTCGGCAAGGCCGTAGGAATACCGATCGAGCGTGACATTGGGTTCGTTTCGCCAAAATGAGGAGCCCTACAATACGGTAGACATGCGTAGTTTATATCTCCAATCAGCTCATTACAGCTGTTATTATCCTCTCCTTTGATTCGATCTGAACGACGCGGACTTTTCGCAGGTCGCGTTAACCTTCCGTATGGGCGGTGCGTGACGACGCGCGCTCGAGCGCGTCAAAATTGCGGATCGCGGCTTTCCGTCTCGATAAAGCGCGTCGCTCGTACCGGTCGAGTACCGCAAACTCTGAAATTTTTTCCTTGAAGATAATCGCAAGCTTTTCCTCACCTTCAAGGGGCTTCGGGGAGAGCATGTCCACAATCGGATCGGCGTTGATAGGCAGCGTACGGGGACGGTAACCGCCCAGAGCCATTTTAATAACTCGCAGCTGCTGTCGGTAGACATGCGCCGGCTGGTAAGCAGGATCGACGAATAATCGCTTAATCAACTGTCTGCGACTGTTCCGCACGCGGTTGAGATCGACTTGGGCTTCGGCGATCCGCCGCGCCCATTCCAGCGTCTCGGCGTCCGCGTCGGAGCCGCAGATTTCATGCGCCATCCCTTCGACCTTCGGCGCGAGTAAAGGATCCGAGAGAACTGAAACATTCAAGCCATGACGAAACGCATTTTGCGCCGCGCGAGCCTTTCCCGCTGGAGTCTTGGGCCCGGTGCTCGATTTCGCGTTGGCGCGATTGGCTCGCTGTTGGCGACCGCTGGTCAAGGAGGCGTTCTTCCCCCGACGGCTCCGGTGTCGACGTCTTGGAATTCCGCGTCCTGAACTTCGTCGATCGCTTGTCGCACCGCCCCGCCAAGCGCCTCGCGTTGGCGGTCAATTTCGCGGAGGGCGTTATTCCGTCGCGCCTCGGCGCTCGCCAACATCCGGTCGAGCCGTTCGAAACTATCGAGCTTGCTCTCCATGGTCTTCGCCGTCACCTCGTCAATAGTCAATCCGGCCGCGCTGAGCGCGGCCATGACCTCCTTCCGTGATTTCTTGTCTCCCGATGCCCAACTCTGGCCGAGCCTCTTTGTATAGTCGAACATCTGGTCTTGACCATATCCTAGGCCATCCAATACCCTTTCGACGCCCGTATTGAGTGAGGCTTTCAATATTCCTGCCTTAACACGGCGAAGACGAAAGACCTCCCAGGTTAGGTCGACGACATCGCGCGTCAGAAGGTCTTCGATCGCGTCCCTCGGCTGGGCCACCGCGACGATGCGCGCGATAAGGGTAGCGTATTCTGCTTCCTGCTCGCCTGGCAGCAAAGGCGCGGGGGCGATTCCAACAACACGGTCCAGGACGTCGCTGACTGCCGGAGGGTGGTCAGCGACCACCGAAAACTGAGTAGGTTTAAGGTTCTGCATAGGGCTCTCTGAAATTGCTAAGCGCGACAAGAACAATAGCAGAACGAAGTGGATTTTGCTAGACAGATCCGCAAATATCCCCAAAACGCAATGCGACCGACAGCGAGATTCAGCTCTGTAGCCGGATGCCGGGTCGGTCATTGGGAGTCCCAACGAATTCGATGCCTCCAGCTTCCAAAGCGGCTTTGATGTCCAAGAGCGTTTTCGTCCGACTCTGAGGGACACCTGCGACCGACTCCATCCGCATGATGGTCTTCGTAGCGACCGCTGCTCGATCCGCCAACTCCTGCACGGACCAACCAAGCGCTGCGCGGGCAGACCGAATCTGTCGTCCTGTGATCATTGACAAAGCCGCACAAATGTCCATGTAATGGACAAATAAGTCCTATATTGAGACTTACTGGTATCCCTCTTATGATCCATTTGAGTCGTGTTGTTGCGCAATTCAGAACGCGGTGGAAGGAGGGTAGATTGACACTTCAGTCAGACGGGCGGGGAATCTCATGGCACATAGAATCGTTTGCAAAACGGACACAACCGCGCTGCCACTTCCTCGGCGGCTCGGACGCGCCAGTCATCATCAGCCTGGACGAAGCTGCCCTGATCCGACGATCGTGGACCGGCGATCCCAGCCGTGCTCACGCCGCCAAATCGCCAACGCGCAGGCTCAGTTCTTGCAGCCCTTTCGGGGCAAGTACTCGCGATGTAACCACAGACAACGGCAGACCTCTGCAAAATTAACGACCTTCATGACTGGTATTCGGAGTTTCATGAAAGCGTACGCCATTCTGCGGCAAAAACTCTACGCCCGCTTTTCGGAACACACTTTCGATCAAGGCGATCGAGTCCTGGTTTCCCGCGTAGCGACCCACCTCGATATTCGTGATCGTGTTTCGATGAAGACCGGTCGCCTTAGCCAGGTCCCGAACCGTCCAATTCAGCGCAGCACGCGCCATTCGAATTTGTGCACTCGCAGGCAGGAAAAACTGTGCCAACGTCACATGTGACAAAGTCACACCTCATGATCACCATGTCGCCGAATCAATGGGGGATCCAGTGAACTTCAAATCATCTGAACCTATCACAACTGGCCGATCGCGAGAACCAAACCGCCGGCAATTCCTCGGCGGCTCGGATGCGCGAATCATCATGAGCCCCGACGAGTCGGCGCTGATCCGGCTCTGGAAGGAAAAGCGCGGGGAGGCCGAGCCAGAGGATCTGAGCGACAACCTTATCGTCCAACTGGGCGTCGCCACCGAGCCTCTGAACCGGACGTGGTACGAGCGCAATGCTGGGCTGGCCGTAACGGACGTTCAGCGCTGGGTTCGGCACCCTGTCCATCGCTACTCGGCGGCGACCCTGGACGGGTTCGTCAATGATCTCGACGCCGTATTCGAGGCCAAGTTTATGCTGCCGTGGTCGTTCTCCGAAGAGGCGGCTGCCGAAAAGCATATGGCTCAGCTCCAGCACAACATGTGGGTGACCAACGCCCGGTCGGCGGCGCTTTCCATTATCACCGGCGGGGGCAAATGGATCGAGATGACCATACCCGCTGACGCGCTCTACCAGCACTTTCTGGTGACGGCGGAGAGGCGGTTCTGGCGCTGCGTCCAAACCGGCCAGACGCCGCGGCCCTACGGCGTCGAACCGCCTCGGCCGCGGATCGAAGCAGTTCGCATAGTCGACATGAGCGAGTCCAATTCGTGGGCGGAGTTCGCGGGCCTCTTCTGCGCAACGCGATCGGCGTTTCTCGACCATGAGCGAGCAAAGTCCGAACTCAAAGCTTTGATGCCGGAGGACGCAAAAGAGGCGTCCGGCCACGGCGTTCGGGCCAAACGCTCGAAGTCGGGCGCGGTGAGCTTCGATCTTCTCGTTCAGGACCACAGCGATGCAACGGTCCAGTGAAACGATCGGCGCGATCGCCGCCGCCCTCGCCAAGGCGCAGGCTGGACTTGCCAATCCGGAGAAGTCGCTGGTTGCGACAATCCGCGCCTCTCATCCGCGCGAGAACGATCACACGTTTCGCTACGCCGCGCTGTCAAGCGGGCTCGACATCGTACGCAAGGCACTCGGCGGCCATGAGATAGCAACCGTTCAGACGACGGCGATCGACAAGGAGGCAGGGCTCATCCGTCTCACCACGACACTCGCCCATTCGTCAGGGGAGTGGCTGTCGTCGGAATGGCCGGTGTGTCCGATCGCCGAGACAGTAGCGCCGCGCCGCATGGGAGCCGCGCTCACCTATGCGCGGCGATACGCTTTGTTCACCTTGGTTGGCATCGCAGGAGAGGACGATCTCGATGCGCCGGACCTTGCCGCGGGCGGCAACTTCGACAAGAATACCGTTCTCGATATTCAAACCTCGCCGAAGCCCGCGACAGATGAGCCGTCCTTCGCCCTGCCGGGCGCCAGTCGGAAGGGCAAGGTGATCAGGGCTCCCAGGATCGTGCTGGCCAAGGACCAGTCTGAGGCGCTGCGCGACCGACTGGTCGCGGAACTCAGCGATCTCAAATCCGCGGACGAGGCCGCAGACTGGGTCCACAAGAACCTCCCGGTGAAGAACACCCTGACCCCGGCCGATGCTGAAGCTGTCGAAGCCAGGTTCCGAGAGTGGCTCGCCACGATCGAGGGACGACAGTCGGCCGCTGCGTCGGAGCAAAACAATTCGGGCGACGAGCCTTTGCGCGTACAAAGCGCAGCCTTTGACAGTCCCGAGACGCCGGCTCCGGAAACGTCAGTTGTTCGGCGCCGTCGCATTGCGGCGAAGACCATTCGTTTGCGCGACAAGGAGCACTGCAGATTCGTCGCCATGCAACCGTGTTTAGTATGTGGCCGCACGCCGGCCGAAGCGCATCATATCCGCTTCGCCCAACCCCGAGCTCTAGGCCGCAAGGTCAGCGACGAATACACGGTCCCAGTCTGCCGCGTCCATCATCGCGACCTCCATGGCTACGGCGATGAGGCCTCATGGTGGGCCGGGATCGGCATCGATCCCCTGCTGATCGCGCTCGAACTGTGGCGGGGCTCGCGGTCGGCGGAGTTATCGCAAAACGCTATGAGCGCTTTGCGATAATTGGGGGACCGCCGATAAGCTGCAGAGGAAAGTGCGGAGCACGGTAACTGCGGACAGTCGCGAAGCGGCCCTGGATGATCTCACGCTTGCAATACGGTGACGGGCGCGTCGATGAGGATCGCGCGGGCGTTGGTCGGGCGCGCAGCGGTCCAAATCCATCTATCGGGAGCTGCGGAGGCGGACCGGAAGCCGAAAAGCCTCAACGTCGAGACGCTGCTTGAGGCGCACCATGCTTCCCGCCTCGAGATAGCGGCGAAACGGAACCGCACGATCGCTGCATGATCATCGACGATGCGCAGGGCGCGATCCTCGACCCGGTAGCCCAACGGGACCACGCCGCCCATCCACATTCCCTTCTTCTTTGAAGCGGCGATCTTGTCCCGGATCCGCTCGCCCGTGACCTCTCGTTCGAATTGGGCGAAGGCAGCAGCACATTGAGGGTCAACCGTCCCATGCTGGTCGTGGTGTTAAACGACTGGGTCACCGACACGAAGGAGACGTCGTGCTTGTCGAACAACTCGACCAGTTTGGCGAAGTCGGCGAGCGAGCGGCTCAGCCGATCGACCTTATAGACGACGATCACGTCGATCCGCCTAGCCCGCACATCGGCTAGAAGCCTCTGCAGTGCGGGCCGGTCCATCGCCCCACCCGAATAGCCACCCGTCGTCGTACTGATCCCGAACCTGTCGCAGCCCTCATGCGCCTGACTCTTGATGTAGGCCTCCGACGCCTCCCGTTGGGCGTCGAGGGAATTGAAGTCCTGTTCGAGCCCGAGATCCGTCGAGACACGCGTGTAGATGGCGCAACGGAAACCGCGTTTGATCATCTCCTTCATGATGTAGGCGTCGCGCCGCAATTTCGTCCTGGTCTGGAAGTCGCACGCCGGCACCTTTGATGCTGCCGGGATGACGACGGTGTTGGCGAGTGCTCGCCAAGCCAGAATGCCTTTCTGGACGCGCGCACCAGTACACTTATGTCACTTCATTCCGGCGGCACGAGGCAGAGGAAGCGCACCGCCATGCCGATGCCGAGTTCGTGCCTCCGAGCAAAACCCAAAAGTGGTTCGAATTCGCTTTTGCACCCACCACCCGCCGCGAGAGACCGCCTCTACTGAGAGCCTGACCCAAAAGCTTCTGGCGCTGACGATAGCGGCGTGATTCACGGCTTCCGTGATAACTCGGAGGCTTTGATTCGGGATGTGGACGCAA